TCTTCTGGACTTTTCCGCCTTTAGCGTAGCCTTTTTTCTTCATACCGACGGCACCGCCTTTAGCCATACCTTTTTTCTTCATGCCAACAAGATCGGCGGAGTACTCACTTACGGAAGGAAATTCACTAGCCATTTTATTCTCCTATGCTTGACTTACAGAACCCTTGGTTCTCTTTCTCCGGTTTGCCATGACAGCGCCGCAACCTCTTGCTACGGCTGTTCCCGGAATTGATTTACCCCTGAAGGGTCTTTTGGGCTTGGTAACAGCCCCGCCGTTCTTTAAACCCGTTACTTTCGCCGCTTTGGTATTAGCAACAGTAGTTTTGCCTTTAGCACCTGCACGTTTCTTTTTACGAGCCGTTGTAGCTCGTTCGCTCTTCGATAGACTGTTAGCTTTAGCTCTAGGCAAGCAACGATCAGGGTTACTCTTATCTTTTGAAGTACCACATTTACCTTTGATAGAGCCATCTGATCCAATCCTAACCCAGTCCTGTTTCACCCATTCTTTAAGCTGACCCATTACTTACCCTTTTTCTTTTTTCCCTTTAGGATTCCTTGAAGGGTTCTAGCTTGACCAGCATGTGTCTTAGAAGCCTTATTAAGACCTCTAATAACTTTTTTAACTTTTGCTTTATTTTGTTTAAGCATAGTTATTTACCTTTTGATTTTTTAGCATAGTTAGGGTCTTTACAATACTTTGAAGCAGCCATATTAGCATAAGCGGAAGGGTAGGTGTCAAAAGTTCTTTTTGCCCACGCTTTACCGCTAGGGCATATCTTACCCCCACTTTTAACTTTACCGCCTTTTTTCATGCGAACAACGCTACTCTTACGAGTCGGGCACTGCCCTGCGCCTAGATTTACTGCACTACCCATAGCTTACCTCACCTTCGGTTAAATGCCAAATTTTGGTCATAAGTTCTGCCGGTAAACTCTTCCCACATAGGTTTAAGCATTACATGCAATTCATCTATCTTCTGACTATTAACGTCGGCTTTTACAGCCATAACGGCTATATTTTTATCAACCTCTATTAACGTAGCAGATATCCACGTAAGACCGGCGACACAAACACCCACAAAAGCTACAAAAAGAGTACCTGTTATAAACTGTGCTCCTAACATTTCCAACGCTTCCTTGCTTGACGCAAACGGCTATTGGGATCTTTAGCCGCTTTAGGGAACTTCTTCATCTGACCCTCCGAACGGGCACAGTACGATTTACGACGTTTTGCGGCGGCACTACCGGGCTTTACTTTGCCGGTAACCGCCGTTTTTAGCTTACTTCCGGGGTTGTCTTTTCTATACTTAGCAACCCCTTTTGCCGTCATTCCAGCACCAGATTTAGTGGGTCTTTTCTGCCCACCGCTTATGGTATGACCCTTCATGGTGCCTTTCTTCTTAGCCATGAAAGAACGTCATCATGTCAATGGTAGCAATGGTGTATTGAACAACCATTCCGTTGGTAAACAACACCCCCTGATCCGGAATAGTGGTATCTACCGTAGTATTATCGGTTCCAACCGTCCGAGCTTTGAACAAAATAGTGCCATCTTCGGGGGCTCCGTTGATAAGATTAATAACCCCTGCGGTTCCTCCAGAGACAATAGAAAACCCTTTTAAGCGTATTCTATTCGTACCCTGTACGGCTTCGGCACAAAGGTCCCCGGACCCTACCGTAATGTTCGCAGCATATTTTGCAGAGCACTCTACAGCACTTACTGTTAAAAACAGTTTTGTGCCTGCTACAGCCTCTGCGCTACCGGTAGAGGTGATGACTTCCGTCATAGCGTCCCCAAAAACGTCTGTGCCTGTAATCGTACATGTTTTAGCGTTGTCACCTGTGCCCGTTGTAGTCACAGTCACGTTTCTAGCCCCACCTCCAGCAAAAGTGGTCTGAGCCATAGTCGCGCTAGTATCTGGTCTAGCCGCCGTTACAAGCCTATCTGGATCGGATGCGTTCTCATCGCTAATGAGTTTTGCAGTCACTACTGTACTGGACATTTTAAACTCCTTTATAAAAGGAGAGGGGTTTTACCCCCTCTCATTACTAAGCTTCGTAACCCATTAGTTCGATAAAGAGTTTGCCAGCACTATAATCAGCATCTGTAGCTGCGCCTGTTGTTAGATACAAGAACTGATCGGCAGCAGGAACCGCAGAAAAGTAAACCTTACTTCCAAGGGTTGCGTCACCAGCGTTAACAAGAAGTGTCTCTGTCAAGTCACCGATTGCTCCGTCCTCAACACCCGTACCCTCTGTTGCAGAGTGAATGTTAATGTCTGGATCACCGCCAGCAGGTGCCTCAAAGCATTCCATGCTGCCTGTCAAGACAGTGCCGTTTTTAGCAGCAGTAATCTGACCAATGTGACAAACAAGTGCTGTACCGTTAACACCAATGATGTCACCAGATCCTGTTGAACGCAGACCAGTTAGGTCAATAAGAATACGAGTTGTAATGATGCCGCCTACACGCTGTACAGAAGTACGATAAATAGTGCCGCTACCAGTTGTAATACCAGTACCAGCTTCTACAGCCATTGTGTTTGCATCAAAAGAAGATACACCAGTTGAACTGATGCTTGAAAGAGTAGTGAGAGCGCCGGTAGAAGAGTTTTTGCTGATAGAGGTAAAACCACCTTGTGAGCGAACTGCACCGGTAAAAGTTGTTGTAGCCATGTCATTCTCCTGTCGTGGCTAGTGTCAGCCGCCCAATGCGACTGTCAGGGATTAGAAAAACTATACAACAAAAAAGAGCGGCTGTGAAGCCGCTCTTTCTAATCTCTACGGGAGGAGAGATGTTAGGCTGCGCCCGGTGTTCCAAACACTGAACGCCAATCAGAAACGCCGAAGCTATAACGCTCACGAGCCTTAAACCGCATGTTTCCGGTGTCAAAGTCACCTTCCATAGCAGTCTTGATTGGAGAACGGTTAAAGTATTTGAAACCGTTAGGTGCATCGGTCTTGATGAAGAACGCATCTGTATCTGTCAAGAAATGGTTAACTACTGCCCCTTCAGGAAGCATACCCATGTTCTTGATAGCATTTGCATCGTTATCAGCCGTTGCTGAACGCAAGTTTGAGTTAATCACACGCTCTGCAATAAACTGCAATTCTTTAGGAATGATAAGCTTCATTCCACGAACTGCAATCTTCAGACCACGCTCATCAGTCAAACCAGCAATATCAATCAACATCTGCTCAAGTGAAGTTTCGTTCAAATCAGAAGCTGTTGAAAGAAGGTTACGTTGGTTTCCTGTCAAGGATGGGTGTGATGAAGAACAAAGTGCTGCACCATCGCCGATTGCAGAAGAACCTGTGCTGAACGCATTGTTCAGAATAGATGCTGCTTTAATCTGCTTTGTCTGAGCCATAGAGCGGGCCAAAGCCTTGGTGTAGCGTGATGCAAGACGATCATAAAGATTATCTTCAATGGCTTCCTCAGTGATTGAGAAGGCCAAAGCGATTGTCTCATGTGTGTATCGTGCAGTGTATGTCTCTTGAGCATCATCAAAGGAGATGGCAGAGCCTTCTTCCTTAGTTGGCGCTGTTGAGAAACCACCCAACATCACTTCCTCTTCAAAGGAACGATCTGAAGACTCTTCAGCGAAGATCTCAGAATGCTCGTTCTCGTAACGGTCGTATTCCATTCCAAACAAGGCGTTTAGTCCGGGTTCTAGCTCTTTAGCTAGCTGTGCTCTTGAAATAGCCATTTTTTAGCCCCTTCCTATATGCCGGTTGTTGCAAAGGTGCCAACCGCAATGGTCGTACCTGTGTTGAAATGACCGTTCAAACGAACAATGTACTGATGCCCGGCCGCGGAGTAGTCCGTGTTACCCTCGTCCTCATAGAGGCCGACGATACGAACATCCAAAGTGTTAGTAGTGGCTGCGGTGCTGATATCAAGCATATCACTTGATTTACCAGTGTTTGTGCTGCCGTTGTTAACACTTGCCATATCACAGTTGATGAAAACGTCTGCCAACGCGGTTGCCCGGTCGGTGTTTGTTCCATCAGCCGCAACAGCAAACAGTTGCATTGGATCATCGTAGACGTAAGCTTTAACAGGATGATTTGTATCCACGCTTACTGCATTTGATCCGGGCCAGTAGTTAAGGTGAGTGTTTTTACCGGTAACTGAGTCAACGTACTCAACACCACCTAAAACGCCTAGAGGAGCAATCGCCGAATCGGTAATGATGATTGTTCCTGTAGAAGCGGGCACAACAATGCCCCCATTGTAGATAGCAGTTGTGTAGTTATTGGCAATCTCATACATCGTTGTAGCGTTGTTATTGACATTGCCGCCCACTTTACCAATAGGACGTAGACCATACCCACCTGTGAGTAAATTTGCCATGAGGCACTCCTATTTGAAAATGGTAGCCTCTACCGTCGAGGGCCACCAAAAGTTACACGAGATTGACGATCTGCTTTAGAAATCGTCATAGTTGAATGAGCATTCTCACGCATCATATCAGAATCCACAGCCTGCATCTGGTCGTTGCTTCTTTGATTAAAGTAAGCTGTCCGTTCTGCAATAGTCTCATCTGGTATGCGGGCAAGAATAAGTCCACCTACTCCAAACACACCTTCATATTTACCTGAGTCAAGTACCGGGGCCTCAAAGTCTGGGTACTCGTCCTTGCGAACAAGTTCATAACCTTCGCGCATTTTCGCGCTGATGTTTTTAGTATCATCAAAACCACGGGTTTCAGCCCTGATCCAACGATGCTTAAAACCATCCGGTGCAGGTGGTGCGTCCAACATAGACGGGGGAGCCCACGGCTTACGCTGCGCCGTCTTTTCCCTAGTATTATTTGCGCGAGCAGCACGTTTTACAGTACCTTGAAACATTTCATTTTGTTCTTCAGACATTTAACTTACTCCTTCACGTATTTCGCGTACTCTTCTAGAGGCACACCCAATTTCTTTGCTATCGCAACTTGGCTAGGGGTGAGTCTAACCTTTTTCCCACTGCTGCGCCCAGATGTTGAACGGGAAACAGAAGCAACCGTCTGAGCGGGCCGTTTACTTCCACCGTTTTTCAGCTTATGCGGAAACTCGTCCTGCATTCGCTTATCCAGTTCAGTATAGTAGTCTTCTGTCTGCGGGTCAAACCCTTCGTTTTCAACTAACTTTTTATGCACACCAAAAGCAGCATACGTCATAGCTTCGTCGTCTCCAAACCAGCTATTACGTTGAGCCCATTGTTCCGCCTTGGGGTCCGGACGACGAGGCTGCGGCTGCTGTTGAGGCATAGGCTGTTGGACTTGAGTCTGCTCCTGCGCTTGAACCTGTTGAGCGTACCTTTGCTGCTGCATTTTAGCTTGTTGAGCACGGTCGTTTTCAATGGCTAGCGCGGTCATTTTACGCTGGGCCTCAACGACACCGTTAGTGTCCCCTATCTCCATAGCACGAGCAAGATCAACTTCCGCAGTGCCCATTTGAGTTTCAACACGGTTGGTGTACTCGTTTACATAGCTAGTATCCAGCGTCTCCATACGTTCTTTAAGCTGCTTGGCTTCCGCTTGAACGTTTTGAGCATAACGAATAGCTTCGTCTTCACGACGTTTAGACTCATTCATCTTCTTTGTTAGTTGATCAATGCGCCTTTGCGTTTTATTTTTAGCTTTGTCGAAGTTGTCTTCTGACGCTTCTGACGCTTCGACTTCCGGATTTTCTACTCCGTCAATCTCAACTTCAGTTTCTTCGGCGTTATCTAAATCTAATTCAATTTGTTGTTTTTCAGCCTCGGCCATTTTCTTCTCCTAGAAGTGTAAAATATCTTCGGGTTCCTTAATTTTAGCTAAAACCTCATCATCATTGAGTATTCTAACCTCACCACCGTCAATTTTAAATCTTGAACCAGAGTACCGAGCAAACATCACCCAGTCACCCTGCTCGCACCAAACGCCCGTAGGAAACTTTTCAGAATCCTTATAAGCCAGTGGACCTACTTTCAAGACATATCCGACTTGTGTAGAAACCGTCTGTTCTTCGACAACCGCATTTGGCAGGTAAACACCCCCGTCGGTTTTACCTTTCCCACGGTATGGAAGAACAAGAATACGCCACCCTGTTGGAGTGGGTAACTTTTCTAAGAGAGATCCCCCGATAGCTTCGGGGTCTAGAACCTTATCTGTAGGTTCCTTGTATGCTTCTGCGAGGTTAGCGACTCCCTCGGATATTGCGTCTAAATCAACGCTTTGCGCTTTAGTCATTACTTCGCTCCTGTTTATCTAGCAGGCCCTTGAGTTCCTGTTCCACGTGATCTAGGGCTTTTAAATTACCCATGAGCTCACGATACTGCTCTATGTTCTTGACGTTGTCATAAATAACTAAGTCTTGAACGCCTTGCCGCCGTTCTTTTATTATGCGAAAAACAGCTTCCGCAAAATGTACTTCATCCAATCTGATAACTCCGCATTAAATCCTATGTGTTCTTATAACACACTATTCAGATTCTGCAAGAGCCCTCATCCGGTCTACCAAGCGCCTTGCGCGGTTAGGGACTTGAGTGTACCAACGCGAGTCAACCATCTCGTCTGCGGCGGAATTAAAGTCCCTAGCGTCTACGCCAGCCTTCATACCCTTAAACTTGGACAGCCTTGGACGGCCCATATTAAACATCATGTTGCAGATGATATGCTGGCATTCCTCGGGTAGGTCGTCGAAGTCTTTATACAAAACTTTACACTCGTCCACGGTCACAGCCATATCCAAGGCAAACAAGTTTCTTACCCGTTCTTGCTCGACTACTGTACCGACTGGTTTTCCGTATTCTTCGTCGGTTTCAGTTATTAAATGACCCACGCCCGTTGTACAAAGGCCAAGATGATCCAAATAAATTTCGTATTTGCATCCTTCATCTTCTGCGATTTCTTCGCGTAATTTATCTTTGTTCATGCTTACTTCTTTCCAAAAAACTTAGAGGCCGCCCTTGTTCCAAAGCTTGCGCTCACGATAATCCCCAAGGTGTAGCGATAATACTCTGGCATAGTATCCAAAGCCGCAAACCCGTCTGTAACAATCTGCCTACCCCACTCTCCGCAGAAGGCTAGTATAAGTGGTACTGAAAATAAAATTGTAAGCCATTCGTCTTTCCAGCTTGAGGCCGAAGCGTCAGCCATCTTGAGATCCCAGTCAATCTCACCCGTGGCCTTCTTTTCCATGATAACAGCTTCAGCCTTGGCTTTAGCAACCTTTGCACCAGTCTCGGCTTTCTTTGTTTCAACCTTGCCCTCCAGCCATGTCCCGGCGAGGTTTGCAATAGGTCCTATTAATGCTTGTATCATTGTTTTAACTCCAGCATCAGTTTCAATTTAGCTAACTCAATCTCAAGCTGATGAACCCTAGTAACTGTGTTCTGCACAGATTGAGGCGGCTCAAAATCATCTATCCAGTTATCGTTTTCTTCAACCTCTTCCATAGTAAGCTCAAGATTGTGCTCTAAAAAACTGATGCGTTCTGTCAAACCGAAGTAAACCCAAACTGATACGGCTGTAAAAGCAATCATGCTTATAAGGTTCCGTAAAGGAATGGTTATCTCGCTTGCCTCATTTAGCTTTGTAGCTGCTTGTTTCATTTCTCACTGCCTAACCAAACTGCAAACGCGCCTGTCATTGCCCCAGATACAACGCTAATCATAGCACTTTGCTGTGTGGATAAATCCTCTAATGAAATGCCCCACTCAATAACCCGGATATACATCAGCGTCATTACCAGCATCATAAGGCGTGGGATAATCTTCCATTCAATTAACTGTTCAGCACTCATTACGCTCTCTTGTATTTGCTCTCACATTTATACGACACAGACTTGTATGGCGCGGGGAACAAAAGCTGCGTGTCTTGAAACATCTGAAGTACACGCTCAATACACTCCGCCTGCCTGTCATAAGGACCTTTGGCGTCAACTACCTTAACGCACTCATCCCCAAGTAACGGAGCACATATTATAAGAACCGCAGTAAACATTATTACCTCGCAAACATCACAGAACCGACAACACATACAACAACAAATATAATAGCCATAAGAGATATACCCACAGTCTTAGCCATATCCATAATTTCCTTATGCTTTTTCAAAGCCTCTCGTTGAGCTACTTTAGCCGCCTCCTTGGCTTCTTGTATTCTTTTTGCCCGTTCAGTAACAATACCCGCCCATGTGCCATGACCAAAACGCAAATCCACCATTTGGCTGATTTCGTACATTTTTTCTTTTGCTATCCTAGCGTCAATCATTTCACGAGCTACAGTATCTACGCCAAACTGATCGCCCAGACCTCCGCTAGCTTTTTTGTTTCTAGCTTGCTGTACTTGTTTCTCACCCACAAACAAGTCATCAATATAGTTCGCAATGTCTCCTACATCATTAGCCGTACCAATAGCCGATTTAATGCCGTCAACAGCACTCTTGAAAAGAGCTATGCCAGCCAGTGTCTCCGCAATCATTTTGCCCCCTAAAAACCCTTACTTACCTTGTTGTTTGAGAAGTTCCCGCTCCATAGCTGACTGAATACGAGCCTGAGTCATTGACTCCTGACTAGCCATCCGTTGTTGGAATTGCTGCGCCCGTGTCTCTTGGTTCTGTGCATCAAGCTGCAACTTGGCTTGGTCCACTTGTGCGTCCGCCTGCTCGGCTTGCGCCTTGATCTGTAGCTCTTTTTCTTTGAGTTGTACCAACGGATCTGGGCCCTGACCAGACACCTGCTGTGACATCTGCTTGACCATCTGCATACCCTCGGCAACAAACTGTGCCGTCAAGCCCTCTACCTGCAACATCTCTTCTTCGGTAGCCGCCTCGCCACCTGCGGCTTGACGAGACTGAATAAACTGCACCGCTGCTTTTTCGCGAGCCATAATTCGTACATGTTCCATTATATGCTTCTGAAGCGCCATAGCAATAGCAGGCATACCGCCAACCATTGGAGTAGAGCCAAACACCATATGCGCCATAATATGTGCTTCATGCTCCTGACCCTCAAACGCTTGCATCGGCACCATGTCCATTGAGTCGATGTTCTCTTGTGCCGGATCTTTAGGCGTAGGCTCCTCATCTGGAATACGCTTCATAATCCTGTCGGTATCCTTAACACCCAACGCTTCGTACATGTCCTTGTACACTTCGTGCATGTTGTGCAACTCAGGTGCCGCACCCGCTAGCTGTAGCTTAGTCTGAGCCAGAGCAATCCGCTGCGACTGACTAAACATGTTAGGGTCCGATACAGGAACTACATCAATCCGGCCATCAAAATCGCTAGCCATAACTTTGGATTCCGCACCTTCAACCGTGTACGGATACTCCTGTGGCAAACTTTCCGACATCACACGAGCTAGCATCTTAAACTCTAAACGCATGGCATAGTGAAGCCGCTTGTGAACAGCACTCATTACTCGTGCGCCCTGCTCCAGCAAAGCAACCGTAGTGCCTACCGCAGCATTCTCATTACCGTCACCAACCTTCATGTCGGTGATTTGAGCAAACCTGCGACCCGCATCTACAACAAACCCTAGCAAATTAAACAGAGTCTGGTCGGGGCCCTTGAATGGCAACGGCATCAGGCTGTCACGAATAGCCCCTCCGGGAGCATCCACATCGCGGAACTCTCCGGGCTGCAACGGTTCATCATCGTCCCTGATCCGTAGTCCGCGGGCTTTGAAACCCGCAGGGAGGTTGGACAACGTACCAGCGTCAATCAACTGTCGCAGTGCCGCCGTGGCGGTGCGTGACAACCCGCCAATGGTGTGAATAAGGCCCAATCCATAAAAACCAAACCCCGGAAGAAACTTATAATGCACAAAATAATTAATCTTCTGCTTCTTTTCGTCATCCTCAAGGTAATTGCGACGTATCGACAATATCTGTCCGTTATCCTGACTAATGGTGACTACATATGGTATCTTAATACCCGTAAACTCACCGTCTTCATCTTCTTCCTCATACCCCTCTAAATCCAAATCAACATGACACTCCAAAAGAGTGCAGTCATAATCAATCTGAGAAGGTGACATACCGTCAATGCGATTGATTTCGTCGTCCACGGAATTTGTATCGCCCTGAGAAGGCAGTACGGGAATATCCAAATAGAACCCAGATACCTGATGCTTACGCAAGTCGTTCAGGGACATGCGAACAACTTGGGATATATTTGGACAAGTAGCTAAATCAGAGGTTTCATACGGCACAACAAGGTTTTCTGCCGGAATAAACTTACTTACAGCACGACCGCGAGCCTCGTCATAATAAATCTTCTTAAAGGTAGAACCAGCCAGTGGTAAATAAAACAACATCTGGTCTAAGTCAGGCGTATATTCTTCCATCACGTTGGTGATGTAATAATTCATAAACTGCTTTACACGTATTGCCTGCTGCTCTTTTTCTCTTGTTTCGGCTCCCATGACAGCAGTTCGCACCGGGCCAGACGCTGGCAACAACTCGTTAAACGCTTGCGCTTGGAATTGTGTAGCAGCCTCTGCGAGCAAGGGATGGGTAACTCCGGAAGCTCCTCGGAACGGCTGCGAACGCTCCTCGTAAGAGAACCCCAACAACTCCAAACCGTTAGCATAAGCATCTTCCCACTCCTGTCGTCCTGCTTTGTTGCTGTCAAACTCAGACATCAACTCACCCGCAATCCGAGACAACTCACGGTCAGGCATCTCTTCAGCTAGGTTGGCGTAGAAATCATCGCTCTCACCGCGCTGGTCCTGCGGATCGAAGTCCACAGTCATACCGCCATCTTCATCCGGCGTAATCTCAATGTCCATGCCTTCAGCCATACCCTCAAAGGATACGACGTTGTCCTCCATGCTGCCCGGAAGCTCTAATTCCACTTCAGCAGCAAGGTCCTCCATATCCAACTGGGACGGAACATTGTCCACCATGCCTGCAATAGGTTTACGTGCCATGCGTTATCTCCTTTGGCCTAACTTACCATAGGCCGGTTCATATTCCTAGCTATTGGGGCCGTGGTCCGCGGAACGCGAAACATCAATCGTACCTGTTGATATCAAAGAAGCCCTGCTTATCCCGAGGAAAAAAGATATCTATACCTTTTTCAGGAGACTTAAATCTCCGCTCTCCGGGGGCCCTACCAAGAACTACGTCTAGCTGGTCAAACACCGCTTGGTCTACCATCTTTGTGATTTCTTGCGGACTAGCCTGAACCCCAGCCTTGCGTAACAAATTAGCGCCAAAAGCGTTATTTCGCTTATCCATAACAACATCCGCATCCGTAGCTGTGCCAAGAACGGGCATGTAACGGTCAAACATCTCCCCCAAACCACCTACTTTTTCAGCAGTATTCGGGCCAAGGTCTTGTGCAAGTTCCGCGGACATTAGTGCGTGAGCCCTAGCGTCCTCTAACTCTTGATAGGTAGGCATGTCGTGCCGAGGGCGTTCTGCCCGCATAGCCTCAGAGGTGTTGTAAAACTCTCCGCGGTCAACGTCGTCCGGATACCCGTATTTTGTTTCCAACACTTGCTCAAACGTCGGGGACCCTTCTGAATAATAAATCGAAGAACCCTCGCTGCCTTCTCTTCCCGAAGCGCGGACCATGTCCTGATAATCCCTGTCCGGTAAATCAATCCGTGGGTCGAGGAGCGCGGACATAATACCCGCCTCTTCTATTGGAACCTCACCGCCGTCCTCAAACTCAGCAAAGTTTCTGAGACCTTTTTTCTGACGGTCTGTCAGAATTGTATAAATTTTATAATCATTATCAACAAGGTCGGCTACGTTGTTGTTGCCAATCCGCAAGATGCGGCGCTTGTCATCGTTGCTAACCCCCGCTAGAGGGTCCACTCCTCCGCCGTCGGCAAAACCTATTGGCGTTTCCGTGAACGAACCGTCCGGAGATATTTCTACGTAAGACGGTACGTTATTTCCGCTTTTACCATAAATAGAATTGGATGTTACGCTGCCATCCTCAAGAAGCGGCAGCATGTCCTCGGCTTCTATATCATACAGAGAGTTAGCCATGCCCGCATACGGAGATGCGCGGTCCGCGGTGTACTCATACCTTTGGGCGAACGTGCTACTTTTTTGCTCGGGAACCATTAAGTCGTCGCTGTAATACTTGTACGGGCGCTCGTCGCCCTCCTTGTACACAGGTCTGTTAGTCCGCAAATAATCTAGAAATTCTCCCAAACCTTCGCGAGAAGAACCACCCATTCCAAGATTTACCGCTGAATCAGCCATGTGCCCGCTTTCTGTTAGTAATAGGCGTGTATCTTACCATAACTTTCTTCTTCGTCCCAGTCATCTGTTGGTAGCTGTACGAAGTTGCCTTGCCGATATCGCATCAAAGCCTGTGTCATGCTATCAACCAAGTCGTCATACTCCCCATTAGGGAACGCCGCTACCTCTTCGATTAACTCGTCCGCAAACGTAGTGTCTGGGGCCCAAACCATTCCAGCCTCAAAAAGTGGCGATACCGAATGAACCCTCGTTACCTTATCATTACCTTTACTCGGCGTAAAGTTAACAACAGGTATGCCCATGTTCCGTAGTTCGTGAGTCAAAGGGGTCCCTGACGCTTTGGCTTCTACGATTACAGTGTCGGGGTCCCAGTAAGTGTACTGCTCTAACGCCTTTTCCTTCAACTCCGGAAAGTCCCACCGACCCTTCTGACTGTCCAAAAGAATTAAAGCCGGGGGACCCCCAATCTCCTCTGGACGAAAAACACCCCACGTTGTAATCGCAGAATAGTCAGCGGTCTCCTTCCTACTAAACGCCGTATCGTAACTCTGAATTACAAATTCAAGATTAGGGATTTTTTCCTGCTCCCACTTGTTCCACCACTCACGGCGAATGATGGCGTTCTCTTCGCCCGTCGGATTCTGCTGATACTGAGCGTTCCATTTGCTGGGAGGGATAGAGGCTTTGACCGCGGTTAAATCCTCCATTGACCAAAACTCAGGCCAACACGGCGTGTCATCCTCAAAAATAGCAGGAAGCTCCACAACCTCCCACTGATCCGCTAATGGATCTTTAGACATGGCCTTCAAAAGCTGGCCCGTCATATCCTTCTCAGACCACCTCGTCTGAACCAAAACAATCGAACCACCCGGCTGAAGTCTCTGCCGGGGGCCCCCAGTGTACCAATCCCACGCATCATCAAAGCCGTTCGCGGACATCGCGGTCTGCTCCGAGTGCGGGTCATCAATAATAATTAAATCACCACCACGACCCGCCAAGTTCGATCCAACGCCAACGGCATAGTACATTCCACCAGACGCGGTGTCCCACCGTCCCGACGCTTTACTGTCAGCAGCCAAACGAACTTCCGGGAATATGTCTTTGTAGTCATCGCTATCAATTAAGTTCTTTGTCTTTCGTCCAAAGTTTACAGCAAGCTCGGTAGTGTGCGTTGCCTGAATAATCTTCATCTTTGGATTCTTACCCATCATCCACGCAGGAAACAAGAAAGAAGCAAACTCAGACTTCGTGTGCCGCGGAGCCATATTGATAATCAAACGCTTTAGCTCGCCGCTCGCGACCCGCTGTAACTTGTCCGCAATAATTTTATGATGCCTTCCTGCGATAAACTCAGGCCACATATTTTTTACAAAAATTAAAAACTCATCTTTACAAGCTTCATTCTTTTCTAACTGCGCGAGGCGAAGTTGAAGCTTTAGTTCTTTGTCTGTCTGACCATCCATCGGGGGACCCTAAATTGCACAAAATATATGCACAAATATGCACATTTATTAGACAGTTAACAAGACCTCATATCTGCCTAATAAATAGGCAGTGTTTCACGTGAAACATTCTATACCGTTTTTCACATGAATATTTGAGAGAAACATGGCCCATGCTCCCGCTAGGCACGGCGCGGGCCGCGGCGCGTTTTTGCCGATTTTTGCTGAATTTTCCTAGGTTTTTGACCCGATATGGGAAGGGACCCGGCATTTTTCCGGATACGTTAGCCCGGCATTCATAGTTCATGCGCCATGGTGAAAGGTCCGGTTGCCGGTTGCCCGCGCATCTGGTGCCGGTTGCCGGTTGCCGGTGCCCGTTGCCAGTTGCCAGTTGCCAGTTGCCGGTTGCCGGTCCTCAAATCAAGATGATGTGTTTAAAACGATTTGCAGCCACACAAGATATTGTGGTTTACGGTTCACGGCCCGCGCATCACGGGCCGGTGAGTTTGGGGCACGGTCCGCGGGGCAGGGCGCGGCATGATTAACTCTTTTAAACCGGCAACGGCGGCCGGTGAGCGGGCATGAAAAAACCCGCGCTGGTGATGTACCGGCGCGGGCTGTTGTTGCGGTTGTAGGGCCTTAAATTATTCTAAATCCAGACTGACGGTTGCACCGGCTAGAACTTCTTTAATGGCGGCTTTCAAATCGTCTGAACGGCTTTCATCATCCAAGCCTTCCGGCAACCGGTCGTCTATCATCTCGCCAATTTCATATTCATAATTTCCAATCTCAAAATCTTCTAGCGCTTGTTCGGAGTATTTGCAGGCAACGCTTTCCGCCAATGCTTCTACCTTGTCACCGATAAGGCCCATTATAGCATCCCCGAACTGGTCCAGCTGGTCGGATTGTAACCCCGCAACGTGTTGCGCGTGCTCAAGACGGCTTTTTAAATCCTCATTTTGAGCCGCTAGCTCAATGATAAGGTCGGCATCTGATACAGTGTTTTGTAAAGCTTCATTTGTCATAATATTATCTTTCCCGTAGTTATGCGGCCCACCACATCGGGGGCCGTCCCCGATAATATGCGCTTTCTCTTATATAATGTAAAGCCTATAAAAAAAGCCCGCCGGTTAAGGCGGGCCAGTGGGGCAATGCGGGGCGGGTTTATTCTTTCCCGATATCACCGGCCACATGGTGCCGCAAAACAGAGCGAGGCGGCAATGTTTTAACAAAAGCCCGCAATGTTTGGGCGTCGCTTTGTTCTTGTTCTTGTCCAGCGGTTGCCCGCCAATGAATGGCAACGTTCCCGCCGTCGGCATAACATCCGCCCGCCTTGTTTAAATCACCGGCGGCTTTTTTGCCCGCGCCATGGGCGGTAAAACCTACAATAAAATCACGGTCCAGACGTGCGCATAATGGGGCCTTGTCAGCGCCGCAATTAACGCAACCTATTCCAGCGTTGTATTCCGCCGGACACCGGACAAGCCGAACACCATCAATAACCGCGTTTTTGTGATTGGCGTTCTTTTTCCAAAAATCAACGGGAACGACGGCCACAGCGGGAACACCGGACCGAACCCATTCGGCCGCGGCTTTTAAAGTTGCCGCGCTAAAATTTACAACGGTTTTAACAGGGCTTAATTTATGGGCCCAAAATAGCGGGCTAAAATGTGAGTATGTGAAGCCGTGCCCGCCTCTTGGCTTGCTATCTAAAACCGCGTCTAAATATTCGGCGTCGATATCCGACGGGGCGCAACCGCGCCCGCTCGCGTTCAATTCACAAGAGGCGGGGCAGGTATCATACTTGTTCGCCGCGCCCGCACGATATGTTACAGCAATTCCCGCCGTCTTGTTCGCTTGTGATAACTTGACTGTTTTAAGCATAATAAAAAACCCCGTTAAAATTTCCAATAATTCTTATTATCTTATTTTATCGCATATGTAAACAAAAAAGGCCCGCCGGTTTAGGGCGGGCCAGTGGGGAAAGATAAGCGGGCCGGTGTTATGCGGCCATGGCGGCCACCCGTTGCCAGTCGGCGGGCTTCATGTTTAAGAGTTGCCCGCCCCGCTGTTGCCACAAATCGACGTCGTCTAGGTCCGCTTTATGGCTGGCCGCTGTAACCGCGTTTATCATGGTAGCACGTGAAAGCCTGTTGCCTTGCTCATATCCGGCTTGGCCGATTGTATCAAGCAATCCATCAAGAACGCTGGACGTTTCCTTTTTAGTAAGTTGCATAACTTTACCAAGACCTGAAACAACGGCTGTTTTATCAATAAAATCACCCTCAATAGTATCCGCGGCGGCCTGCTTCATTTGCTCAATAACAGCGTCGAATGCATCACGGCTGGAATAGACCCCTACCAAATCGCGAATTTTCAATTCCAAAGCACGGTTATCGGCATCCTTTGCGGCATCAGATAGAAGGCCCCAGTCGTCGGTATCCCGTGCGCTAGTGATATGAGAGGACCGTGTTTTGTTTTGGGTTTGCATTCCATTAAGGCAAGCTAAGGTCCAAGCGATTTGGTAAACAGACACCGAACCGGCACCGACTTCGGAATTTTGCAAGCCGATACCGTTCGCCATTAAATCATTCAGCGCGGCACCCGAACCCGTTTGAACAAGAGATTTTAAACGCAAATATAAACGCTTGTCGGTAACATCCGCGTTTACCACCTGAAACGCGGCGGGGTTGTCCATCAACTGAGGTAATGCGGCTTCAAGCAAATTGACATTATCAAAAGTTTTGAACTTGTCGGAAACAAAAGCCCGCAAATTGCCATCACCAGCAACCGAATCATGCGTTCTTAACATCCGGACGGCGGGCTTTTTCTGCCAGATAGCATTTAACAAGGCATCAAATTCTGGTGCAACTTCTGCCTGCAACCGGCGCGCCGTTCTGGTGTCAATGTCCGCATGACTGGCTATCTGCCCGAAGGCTACGTCATTCACATCAAAAATTCTTGTAGGCTCACCGCGTGTTTGTTCTAACACAATTTGCGGGCGGCCTCTTTCATCGGTAGTTTTTTGCAGTTCGCTAGTCGGTGCCAGATAATCAGCGGCGCGGCTGGCTTGGTCCTGCACTTTTAATAGAAGGTTTGAGAGAGAGTTTTTGTTATTTTCAATAGTGTTTGTCATTTTTTTACATCCCGTAAAGTTAAACCCAGCGGGCACCATTGCACCGCTGGGTTTGGTTGTCTCATAAAAGCCCATAGTAGTCAAGCTTGAATTTTTAGAAAGTTTTAACGCCGACGACGTTTAACATATCGCGTTCGTTTTTGTGTGTGCTTTTCCCAGTCTTTACCGTAAAGCAACCGGCCAATTAAACTAAATATAAACATTATGCCGCCACCTCATATCCATCGTTAAAGGTATCATCCAAAACTTTTAGAATATCTAGGGGCAAAAACAATCGCGGGTCTACATATCCCAGACTAGTGCAGTCTTCGGGCCATCCGCCACGACTAGCAACGCGGGCCTCTACTTCATCGCTCCAACACAACATGCCTTTGTCAAAAAGGATAGACTGGCCGTCTTTTTGAATATTAACGATGAGGTAGTTATGTATCCCCCAGCTATCTTCCTCGACATCATAGCCAAGCCCTTTAATAGCGTCGGCTACAAGGTGCGTACCGTTCCAACCGTCGCCATCGCTAAAGCCGAATTTATCGAAGGCGTCCTGCCATTCCCATTCTGTATAAGTAATAGGCATTATGCTGTACTCCCGTTAAGAAAATTATTGATAACCACGTTGTCTTTAAGTGTAGCGGCCAAAGAGGGCTTAGGGTCTTCCTTGCGCCGCAATTCCCAAACCATATGCTCGACATTAGACAACGCCCCGCAAACTTCGTGCAGGTCATTTTCATAAGCCAAATAATACAAAGCCACTAAATCAGTATGAATTTTCTGTTTAACGTCAATCATTCAAAACTCCCGTGTTTAAATTAACGATGTCCCATACATATAGGATTATGTAGGACATATCAAGGACAAAAGCACGTCCCAGTTAAATTTTCCTTTTTGATGGTGTATTGGCTCGACGGATTGTAACCCATCCATCTTTAAATCAACCGCCGCGCTGGCCGGATACAAAAACAATTCGGGTTCATCCATCGGTTTGTTTTGTTTTTTAATCAATATCCAACAGGGCCCGTGATGGTGTCGGGACAACCAAGCAACCTGAGACGGCTGTAAGGTAACCCCGTTGCTGGTCAAAAACTTTAATTCTACAAAATGAAAGGTGCCTTGCTCGTCGCATATCAATAAATCAGGAATACCTGCGCCAACAGAATTTTCAATCCTTGTCAGTAATAACTTCCTGCTCGACCTCTGCGTCGCTTCCTTCATCTGTTTGTAAAAGCCGCTCTCGCGCTTTACCGCGATTGCTGGCATTCTTCTTTTCTTTGGGAGTGATGTCGATGGTGATTGGGGCATAGCTTTGTTTGATTTCCTCTAAGGCTTTCAAAACATCTTCTTTATTCATGCTATCAATAGACCCTGTGCGAATCTCAGATTTGCTGACATAGATGTCACCTTGGGCTTGCCCCCTGCGATACTCAGCTTGGACAGCGGCAGAATAAGCCCCATTTTCCAAAGCTACATCCCGAATAGATTGTAGGTCACGCAAGTGCCTCTGATATGTAACCCCGTATTTCTCATCCAGTTCGCGCCGGTAGGAATTTATAGCGGCAACAACATGGGGCGAGATATGCTGATTGGTTAGCTCATACGCCCTGCTATGTGCTGACGACGCAGAATAGCCAGCATTAATTGCCGCCTCACGCAAAGTTATCTGCCCGTCCTTGCTCACAAGCTCTTTAACAAAAAGCTCCTGCTTACGAGTTAAAGGTTGCTCTGTGCTGGCCGGTGGACGCCCTCTAGTCTCACGGGGCTTTCCTGTTACTTTGCTTGCCGCTTTACTCGCCATTATAAATCCTCAGTTAAAAAGGTCACATTCGTTAAACGTCCTTTTCTTTATATAGGACAGAAATATATTTTTCAAAAAAAATATTGCAAGACCCCCATTAGGCGTTTTCTTGTTTTATAGGTACCGTCTTTGTTTTCACTGGTGCTACCTTGCCGGTACCTAATAAAGTATTGTTTTATAGTGTTTAAAAGATAGGGTACCGTTGGTACCGTTGGTACCGCCTATATTTTATAAAAAAATATTTTTTTATTCTCAGCTCTATATACTGTATACTGCTACTTCAAACAAAAAACACGGGGCATCCCGTTAAGAATGCCCCGTGGTCCGTGGTCCGTGTTGCAAGCTATCTACTTGATAACTCGTAGACTTCTGCCACTCGTGCTCTGCGCTTAACCCGTTTATCACGGATACTGACAATCTCTTTAGTTAAGCCGCAAACGTAGCGCCTTCCCTGAACGAGTTGCCAATGCCAGCCTGCCACTACTAACCAGATGCGCTCGCTGTTTCGGTCTTTCACCGAAGCTCTGAGCCATCCTGCTAGGGTTGCACCGTTCGTTCGGTTGAACGTGACGCCCCAGTCGGAGCCTTTTCGTTCGACACAGTTGATGCCGTACGTGCGTAGGACACCCAGAACTTCTCCCGTAGAAGTTCCGGTCACGGACCGTCGATTAGAGATATCCCTAATGCAACGTGCCGCATCCGCTGTGGTGTAACCGGTTAAAGAACTGATTACAGCCGGACCGCAATAATTATTGCGCTCACGCTTTGTCGAACCGTGGTTGACAGGCTTAATGCGTAGTTTGGTCATGAGACCCTCCCGTAGAAATTAACAATGTGAAACAGCGTACCCTTTTAACCTAAATGTGGTTAAGGGGTAAAAAGGAACCGCCACGGCCCCTCCCCCATAGTATAGCATATAATCCCATACATGTCAAACATAAAATTTTAGAAATTTCTATCGGTCTTTCCAAGCGTCCCAAAAAAGATAGGCCAGCAGGGCAAACCCGCTGACCAGATAGGTCACGATAAATATATCGTCGTACCCTATGTTATTCACCCCTGTTGTATCCGTTTCCAAGCGGCTTGAATTTCGATAGACCGTGCCACGGCCTCGCGGCTATATTGGCCTTCGGCCGCGATGCGTGATGCGTATAGCGCGACTATTTGACTGAGGTGTTGGACGGCGGTGGGCCAATCCATGTCCCGCGCCACACCATTAATTACATCAGTTTTTTCCATCTTCATCATCTTTCTTGGCTTCGCCATATAGAATGCACTCAGGGCAGGCTGTTTCAAAGAACTCGCACTCTTCACAGCCTTCGACGGGCAGATACTCACTCATTATAATCCTCATCATCGGTTGCAAAACATAAACAAATTACACCGTCTGAACCGCTCTCAACTTCTTCAAAGGGCAGACCAACTTGAGCAAGACGGTATTTTAAATCTTTTACAGAGAAAATATCTGGGTGATATTTTTCTTTCTGTTCAGCATACATAGAGAGGTCATCGTCACACCTATCAATGATATCCTGTGGGCAGGGCATCTTTTGAAACAGGGCTTTTGCCTCGTTATGAATTTCCATAAATTTCTGGTCGGCCTCGGCTTGGCTAATCTCGCCATCCTCATGTAGGTTTTCCGGAGCTAGGGAAGAGGCAATGGCGTCCCACTCATCTAACATTTCTTGTTTATTCATTGTTGGCCTCCTACCAGAATTTTACCTAAATCAACTTTTTCAAACAGGATGTTTAACTCACGGAGCCTGTCCGGTTGTTTGTCGGATGAGGACAGTTCGACATATTCATTTTGATATGCCGATAATTTTTTCCACGTAATAGAGGAAATCATGTGAAGCGGTTTATTCATTGCCACCACCCTTTACGTTAGAGAAGAAAACAGTAACGTCTCCCTCTTCATCCAAATCACTATCTACCTGCTTGTAGGTGACATCGGTGCCAGAAACCATTTGATGCAGGTCTTGAAACAGTTTGTATTCGGTTATGTTTCCCTGCCCTTTACCAGCCGGTGCTTTAGACTCAGCTAGTCGCAGAGCGGCTTCATACGCTATATCACCTGAACCGCCCGCATCCATGTTTGGCAAAGAGCCGTCCTTGCCGTACTCCAACATGAACTCCAAAACAGTTTTTAAGTCTTCATCAAAAGCTTCAAACTTTTCCATATCACACCAACCTTTTGAAAATGTTACCATCGGTTTGGCCGCCGATAACTTCGTAGGCCGTGACGCGTGTGACGCCATCATCGTCCCAAGCATTTAGATCGAAGACCCGTGAGCCGCAGTGAACGCCGCGCCAGTCGTCATCCGCGCCGATAGAGTCTACGTCTTCGCGGAATACAAAAGCATTTGCGGTCAGGAAGCCGGACTCATATTCGGACAGCTTCAATTCGGGTGCTTCGTCGCTTTCGCGTTGAACGTAGACGGTATTGAAGTCTAGCAGTCCGAAAGTCCAACCGCCGTCGTTTTCGACATCTATGTCGATGCCCTGTAGATGTTCGGTTTGTTCGGCGGCGAGTTGCCTAGCAATTTCTTCTGCTTTTGCTTCGTTATCTGCCGTGATAGAGAAGTTTCTATCATGGTATTGGGTAACTTCGATTTTGATATCAAATTCAGCCATTTCTGCTCTCCTTCATTTCAAGAAGAATTTCGCCCCGTGCTTGAAGCATCTTGCCATAACGAATGTCGAGTTCTGGGTCACC